CCGGCGAACCGTTTAATCGGCTGCTTTGTCATGTCGGCCATAGTCGCGTAGAGTTTGCCGATGTCCTCGGCCTTTTTCTTACGGTCCATCGCCATCAGGGACGCGCCGGTCGGCTCGTAGAACGTGATCGGGTCGCCGTCGCCTTGCTTCACGGTGTAGACCGGTTGGCCCGCGTCGTCGATGATCACATTGCCCGCCATAATGCGCGCGACGACAAGCGACTTTTGCTTTTTGAACTGCTCTTTGTCCTCGTCGTCCATTTCTAGCGGATCGGCTTCGATATCCATTGCTTCGATAAAACGATCGAATTCCTGTTCCGCCATTTCTTTGATAATTTTTGGATCTGACATGATTTTCGCCCTATTTATTTAAAAGTCGCCGCGCCCCGGATTGCTCCGGGTGTAGGGATAGGGCCCCCGCGCGGCGTTACTGCCCTACAGTTGCTCGCTTTACTGAACCGTCAAAAGACCCGGCCCAGATAGATCAAACGCGGCTGTCGCGTTTTGGCTGCTGGCCTGCAGCTCGCCCGAAATCTGCGCGTTGCCCTGGTAGGTTTTGCCGGACGCGTAGGTAATGGTGACCGCAAAAAAGCCGTTCCCGTTGGCGATGTCCTGCAAATACTCGTGGTCTCCACGGTCGTCGTCGACCTCGACCGTCAGGCCCGCGATTGACATTGGCACGCGCGTTTTAATCAAGCGCGCCCCGCCGTCCCCGTTTGCCATAATCTCGTTTTCAAAACCGCCAAGTTTTCGCTGTGCCTCGGCGTCTGCGGCAACGGCAAAAGTTCGTCCGCCTAATGTTACTGATTCAATGGACCCGCCCACGGCTGCCATAATTGTTCCCCTTTAAATTACGCCACTATCTGCGGCTGGCCGAAATAGAACCCGAAATTAAGGTCCACGGAAATGATGTTCGAGTTGCCCGAGACCTGAATAGTGAACGTCAAATCGAGGCGCTTCGGATTCTGCTCGTTAATCTGCGCACGGATGGACGCCTTGGCGGTTTCGGGGTCGCTGATTATTGCGTTCAGCGCCAAGCTGTCGATCATCGCCGCGACGGCCGCGACGGCCATTTTTGGCTTTTTGGCGCTCGGGTTGATTGTCGGTTGATTGTCGGGAATAAGCGGCGCGCCGTCCCAATCAGGCGTAGCAAAAATCAGATTAAGATTAAACAGCACGTTTTGCAGTTTGACCACATCGCAAACAAAACGATAGGCCGGGATCGGGTCGCCGGTCGGATGAAAGAACGTAACGGTGTCCGATAGATTGATAACGCCGTCTTTAACTTCAATCGTCGAGCTGCCGCCCTTTACCGCCTGGTCCCGCTGCGGATAGGTCCACTGCTGGCCGTCTGTTCCAGGCGTTAGGCCCGTGGCGTTCTGGCTGCCGTAGTCGCGCGGCGGGTTGTTGTTCGCCACCGGTGCGATGCGCGCCAGCTGGCGAGCTGCGATTACAAACGGCAGATCTTTAGATCCAGGCGCAACGAGCTGCGCGTTTGTGCGCTGCGTCTTACGACCCTCGGGAACTGCAATGGCGGCTGCCACGGTTGTCGCGGCGTTGCCGACAAATGCGATCATAGGTTTACGTGTCAGCGCGCCCCAACGGCCCTCGCCGAATACCGAGAAGGCGTCCAACGCGGTCAGATCGTCATAGTTAAGGCAGTTTAGAAACATGCTCTCCCATACGTCGCCGACCTGGTCAAGCGCCGGCTGTACGCTCGGGTTAACCAGCCCGCCCGTAGCTTGCGTAACGGCGATCGTCGCGCCGCCGCTGGCAGGCGCCAGGACTTCGACAAAAATCGCGTTGGCGCTTAAACCCTTCCATTTTGAAACAAAACTAACGGCGGTCGTGTCGTCGGTCGCTATAATCGGCATTTCCAAAATCGCGTTAACGGCGTTGGTAATTTCTTCGGTAATGTCTGCGATCGTGTCGCCCACGCTTACGACAAACTGCTCGGAGTCGATGTTATTGACGCGGATAATGTACGCGCCGGCCGCGGTCTGGTCCGCTGTAGGCGTAATAACGCCGTCAGAAACAACGCCGCTTGCGTCGTCGTCCAGCGCGTAGACCGTGACGGGCAGCGTGCCGACGCCGTCGCCGTTTACCGGCAACAGCTGGCGGGCTGCCAAGTGAATCGGAGACCCAAACCCGTAACGCTCGCCCGCTTGCGGGGCGCTGGTAATTTGGAACTTTACGGTGCTGTAAGTCGCCGCCGTATTACCCTGGCCAACAATCGCGATCCGCTGCGGCAAAAACAAAATGCCGCCGCCTCGCAGATCTTGAAAAATTGTTTTAATGCCCAGGACGCGAGCGACCGCCGTGGCGTCTATGGCTGAACTGATTGGCATGATCCTATCCCCTTATGGCGTTGTATAATCGTAATCCGCTTCGATGACGATCTCGCCGTCCTCGGTTCGCAGTACCGTTGTATTTATCGTTTCTAAGGTCACGGGCGGAACCTGCGGCGAAAACTCGTTGAATGTTACCCTAAAACTGAGGCGGGCCGCGACTATTTGCTGCACTGTGCGGCTGTCGATCTGCGGCTGATAGATTGTCACGGACTGCGGGGACCGCTGCCACACTAGCCCGCGCAGGCCCAGGTACGTGTATTCGGCGGCCATAAGGATATTACGGACTAACCGCAGCGCGCGCTGTACCTCGAATGCGGCCTCCTCGTCGCCGGCTTTATAGCCCCCCGCCACAACGTTAGCGCTGCGGCCGTAGCCATAGCAATCGACGTTGAAAATCGCTTCGGTCTTTTGACGCCCCACGACATTGCTTGCGCCGGGGTCAAAATTGCTGTTGTCGTACCAGACATTGACCAGTGGCGTGCCGTCGGTCGCGACGCCGTCCTCGCCGCCCTGGAACTGCTCCCACGGGTTGGCTCGCTCGGTAAATACGCGCAGCTTCCACTGATTCGGGTCTTTACCGGCTGCAGTGGCGAGGATCTGCTGATTCGCGACTTCCGTCACTAGGATAGTGGCGATCCGGTCCCGGACGATTTCAAACGTGTCTTGCTTGTCGATTAGCTCGGATATCACGAGTACGTCTCCAGCATGCAAACCACAACGCCAAGCGCTCGGTCCGGCATTGATTCGCTCACTTTGAACGTGTAGGGCAGGCCGTTAATGTCGTTAAATTGAACGACCCACGGTTTTAACGCCGTGTCGGACACTTGTTTCGGCAGGCCAAACCCGGCGGCGTACAGGTTAGAAATCCGCAGTGTTATAGACGCCTGGCGCCCGCTTACCGCTTGCCCTGTATCGGGGTCGATTACCTGTGAAATGTCGTTAGAAAAACCGGTGAACGTATCGACGAGCCCGTTTGGGTCCGTCAATGTTATAGGGTAGCCAAACCCGCCGACGCTATCCTCGAGGATAAACGCCAGATCGGCCTCGGCTTGCTCGCGCAGGCCCATAATTAGGCGACCACGATGCCGACTTTGATAAGATTTTGCAGCGTCTCATCCCCGCCGGTAACGTCTTTCGCGAATATCGCCTCACCAGGCCCCAGGACGCCGCGACGCGTGGTTACGGCTCGGCCCTCCGCCACTACAGGCCCGGAGAGCTGCGGCTCGTCGGCTTGCGTGTCGGTGTCAGCGTCGCGCTTTTTGGCGCGCAGATCCGATACGAGGCTGACCAGCTCGTCGTTTTTTAAACCGTCCGTATCAATCGCCAGGTTTAGCTCGCCTGAAAGGTCTTGAGCTTCGCTGATCAGTTCTTTATTGCTAGGCATAATTGCATCCCTATTTTACAAGCGGTAAAACGGGCCCCCGATCTGGAGGCCTGTTTTTATGCTGGTACAGTCGTCAAACAGGCGTACCCGTCAATCTGGACCGGAATCATTAGCGGCCGGCTTTCCAGCTCGCCCATGATCTGCTTACCGTTCGGCGTTGCGTAGACGTTTGGCGTTACGTCGAAATTGCTTCCGGCGTCGCGACTGGTCATACGGCCGGGCAACAGTCCAGCGACACGAGGATCTGGGCCCAAGGGCAATGGAACGCGCGCGCTCGCCATGTCCAGCCGGGTTTTAGTCGACAGCATGATCACGTTGTTGGTGCCGACGTAGGGAACCGGATTTCCGTTGGCGGGGTTGTCGTAGGTGTCCGGGTACGACCAGAGCTGGAACCGGTAGTTTCCGATCCAATAAAAGCCATACATGGTCGCGCCCGAATCCATAAACTGCGGCGCAATTTCGATCAATTCGTAACGACGGTTATCCGCCTGCGCGATAACGCTCGCGTTTGACAAAAAGTTAGAAATGGCCGACTCGCCCATGATCAGGAGGTCCGGGTTTACCTTGCCGTCGGACCGCACGACCTTGGCCAGCGCTTCGAGATCCGCCAGCGGAACGGCTGCTGCATCGCTCCAAGCGACCGCAACGTTCGGAAAGTGCGTTGATTTCGGCTTAAAATCCAGCTCGTAAACAGTCGCGCCCGCCGCGTCGGTCAAAATCAGCTTGCCGGTTTGCAGGACTTGCGACGCCTGGAGCTCGACAGCGCGCTTGATCTTGTCGTCAACCAGCGTAAAGCCCTGCGCCATCATGGCCACGAGTTGGCCGGCGTACTCGGTATAGGCTGCGGTGTAGGGGTCTACGCCGGCCATACGATTCAGCAGGTCCGACACGTCCAGCGGGAACGCTTCGCCATACGCTGGCGGAGTAAATTCCTTGGTCGTGAACTGGTCGAAATCGTTAAGATTGGGCCCGGTGCTTTTGCGGATTGCAATAGCCACGGCCTCGCCGAAACGCTGAATATCAATCGCGACCTTGTCGCCATTGTAAACGCCGCCCGGTTTAATGGTAAAAAAGCGCGACAAAAACCCGTTCGGGCTGCGCATTTGGCTGAACATCTGAGTCCAGCCTGCTCGTTGCAATTGTACGGCCATACTCCGGACTCCTTACTGGTTATCGAATGCTGATAGCTGAACGGTAGACAGCGCAATAATGCTGTAGTCCCGTAGCTGGTCAAGAACGGCCGCGTCGACTTCGCTGTTGTCGGCATCGGCTGCGATTATGAGCTGCGACGCACGGATCTCCCCGCCTACAATTGGCCGTGCCGCCAGGGTAGCAGCGCCGGCGGAGGCCAACTGATAGATCAATACCGCAACCGGTACGCCGTTGGCGTTAGTCGTGCCGCCCTTTACAAAAGGGATTAGCAGCAGCGACACCGAATCGCGCGCCAGAATCGTACCGGCCGCCAGAGTAGCCGCGCCCGCAAAACGAACCAAATCGTCTTTATGGACTGGATTCCAGACCCGGATACCGTTCGTGGTGTTGGTTGTGATTTCAATGTTAGACATGGTTAACTGCCCCCGCTTCTACGCCGCAACGCTCCATAGCAAACGCCAAAATATCTTTTTCGGCTTTTGCGTCTTTGGTAGGTGCGTCGGCTTGGTTAGCCGCAACAGCGGCAAGAGCGGCCGCGGCGTCGCCGTCGTCCGCAGCGCGGTTGTCAGTGTCGCGTCGGTTCATGCCTGCGGTCATATATTCCGACTGCAGCGTTAAGGTCATGGCCGAGCCTTCTTTGATCGCGGTCACGGCCGTAGCCATGATACCGGCCTGCGCGCCCATGTTAAGATGCGCGACCACGCGGTCTCGCTCGCCTTCGACTCCGACCTGCATCGCCGCCGCATAGACGTCGGGATACTTGGCCTTTAACTCGTTAAGGTCCATTTTTCCGGCCTCTGGTTGTTTCCCGCTATTGCGGGCGGTGGGGTTGTTGGCACTCCCGACGACTCTTAGGGCGGTTGCCCCTATGCCGTCGATCATACCTCGCTTTAATGCTTTTTCTGCTAGATACGTTCCGCCCTGGCCGAAATTGGCGTTTACGTCGTCGGGCGTCATGCCACGGCCGCGCGCGATAGCGTCGACAAAAATTTCGTGCATCGCGTCTAATTCTTCCACGACCATCGCCCGGCCTTCACTTGTCGACAGGTCTGGACGCTTGCGCGGCGCTTGTGTGCTGGTCAGTGTAACCGAATCCTCGCGGACGCGGAACTCCGCAGCAACGCCGATGCTGCCGATACGAGCCGCCCGGTTCGTCGCTGTAATCTTGTCGGCCTGGCTGGCCATCGCGTAAGCAGCGGACGCGCCGACGCCTGAAATGGCGGCCGAGGTCGGTTTCTTTGCCGCCTCAATGGCCGCCAGCGCATCAAACAAACCGTCGAACGCGCCGCCAGGGCTGTCGATCGCGAAAATTATCTCGTCGATTTCGTCGTTTTGCTCGGCTTCGGCAATCGCCTGAATGATCATCGGGTATGTGGTGTTCCCGCCACCGAACAACATCGACATAAAATCGGGTTTTTTGGTCATTACGCCGGTGATCGCAATCTCGGCGCATCGGCCGGCCGTCGACAAAATGCGAGACGTATCGCTCCCGCCGTCTTCGCCGTAGTCGTTCGTAGATCGTACCTCGTACTCCGCCTGCTGTTCGGCCGTTGGGGCCGCGCCGGAATTTATTGCCGCTTCAAGTCGTTCTCTAACTCCGGGCTCTAATAGCCACATTTAAAATACTCCCGTTTTATCGCATCTTAGGCGCGGCGGTTTTATAAGTCAAAAAACCTCTATGAGCTGCCATCGTGCAAATCCTCGACAAGTGAGATCATGGACTCGGTTTTTTCCTGCAGCGCGGCCATTGCGCCCGCAGCCGCGTCGGGCCCGAATTCTCTTTCCAGCTCCAGCGTTGGCCGTATTGCTTCCGCCAGCTGTTCGTTTTCGCGTTTTAATCGCTTAACGTTTTTCGAGAATTTCGTGCCCGTGGTAATTCGCGCTTCGCGTGCCCGGGTAGAGTAACCCCCCTCGACAAGCAAATTCGATGCTTTAACCTGTTTGAACATGTCAGTCGACGGCTTGATTGAGCCGTACCAGTCAACCGTTACCCACGCGCCAAACACGTCGAATTGCTTAGGGTCCCGCCACGCTTCCAGAAATCCGGGCGCGCGGATCTTGCGCTGCAGTGTTTCGCTGATCAGCCATTCGACGTAAATCGGAGAACAAAACGTCTCGCCAAAATCGCCCCAGATTTTATTTAAGTAAATCTTAAACTCGTTTATGGCGGCCTGGCTGGCGGAATAGTTGTTCGAGAACGCCAGCGTCAAAATTTCCGGCGGGATCTCGTTTGCCCACGCGATAGCCTGGACGATTGACTCCTCGAATTTTCCGAAATCTATGTCCGTCCCTTGGCTGTGAAATCCGACCGGCTCCTCGCCCTGCTGCAGTTCCTCCATGACCACGCCTGGGATCGAGTTCGCGAGGTTAAACTCCCGCGGCCCCTCGTCCTCGTCGTGTACGGTCGCCGTGTCGCGGCGGATAGCGCCGTTAGACATGGGCAACGTACCCGGCTTGGCTTCGGTTTTCTTAATGTACATCGCCAGAATTGAGTTAACGACGGCTTTACGCTGCGCGCTGTCCCGGTAGCGATCAATTTCTTTTAACGACTGCAGCACCAGCGACAGCAAAGGCTGCCCGCGAATATCGTCGAGGCGCTTGTCCGTGCCATACACCAGCCACGACAGCCGGCGCCCTGTGCGCGAGCCATAGGCCGGTAGGCGCTTTGTCGTGCCGTCAATCTGGACGACCCAATGCGCGACCACGCGCCCGCTGGCGTCCTGCTCGACGCCGTAGGTGATCGTATTGCCCGCGCTTAAACCCTGATTACCGCCGAGCGGGGTGCGTACCTTTTCGCCGCCGATCAGCTGTATGGTCGGCAGGCCCGTGCGCTGAGAGGTGCGCAGGACGACCAGGACGTCGCCCGCGATAAGCGCCTCGGCCCTTGCCGCGCGTTGTATTGCGCCGAACGTCAGGTGGCCCGTGTGGTGGCACGCTTCCGGCTGTTTGCCCCAAATGTTGTACCGGTTTTCGACGGTCTCGGTCCAGTCGTTTAGACTTTCTTCGGGTACGCCGATGATGTCCTCGTCGGGCGCGGCTTCCG